GTAGCGGGTGTCGGCTGAGCCGATTGAATAGGTGCGTTAAACAAGTTGTTATACTGCGTAACGAGACGTTGATCGTTATCAATGTCAAGACCCAGTGTGATACCTGCTCTGTTGTATACCCACAGCGTACCATCATTCTTATGCTTGTCGCCAATAAATTCACGGAAGTAGAGCGGAATTGTTTGGACGTTTAGCTTACCATCTTGGGTAGGTTGCACATAAAGAATCGCAGGATCCTTGACAATAATAGTTTCAGGCGTTTCACTAGCGAGAATACCGATAATGGTTCTGCCGGTTTGGTCGATAAAGGTTGTTAGTTTTTGTTGTTCCATATATAGATATTAACTACTACCTGCCGGTAAATCCACTCAGGATCTTATAAATAATTGTATGCCGAAACCATTGTGCAAAACCGAGTTTACAAAGATTTACAACTCTTACATCAAACATCTAAATGAAGAAGCTCCCGCGACTGGTGTACAAAATGCCGGTGGGCCACAAAATCCGCAGAACTTAGCACCAGCTAATGCTCAGACTGCAGAGGGTGATAAAGCAAATCCTAATGCACCTGAGGTTAAAGCAGCGACTGATGCTGTTCAATCTCTCGCAACTGCATTGCAAGGTCTTAAAGATCCTAAGCATGTACAGGCAGTAACAAAAGCTATACAGGATATGCTTGCTAAGTCGCCTGCATCGAAGACACCTGTACAACCGCAGGGTGCACCAGTTTCACCAGCAACATCTAAACCACAGCAAGGTGCGGCAACTAATCCAGCAGCTGGAGCTACACCTGGTACACAACCGGTTGGTGTTCAAGCTTAACTAAACAGATCGAATAGATCCGTTTGAGTATTCATAGATGGTGTTCTGATCTGCCAATTTACCGCTTGATAGAACCTCTCTATAACGCTAAACATTAGCTTATCAAACATCTCTTCGTAGTCTGGTTCAAAGAACTCCTTAAACTCTTGCGGGTAGTAATATTTGTATCCTACTGCTTTCAACCCAAATTTATTCGGTTGGCGCACTGAGATATATCGAATTTTATCACCTGAAGAAATTGATTCATACTTGTTATCAATACTAAACCTCTTAAGAAGTAAGTTATAAAAGTATGCAGCTTTGACGTGCTTCGGCATACCCTTTACTGTAGTAAACTCATTACACTTATCAGCAAACTTGTTATAGTTTGTAATACCACTAACGTGAGCAATATCTTCTATGCTTAATGATTTGAATGTTTCATACGCTTCATTAAACACTTTATCGACTTGAACCTTGTCCTTTGTTTTCAACATTGTTTCAACGATTTTCTTCGCGTAAGGTTTAATATTCTTAGGCATCGTTGTCTTAACCATTTCTACACCGACGTACTTATATTTGTCACAAGGAATACCTTTATTATTTAAAATATGCAGAACGTAATGCTTCTTAGATAGAAATATACCACTATCTGCAATAACTTCTCGTTTAAAAACTAACCTACAATCATGAGAATTCAAAGCATCTTCTCCCCATTTCTTAATACCTGTGTTTAGATGTGTATCAATTCTACTCACTTCGTCTAGATATTCTTGGGTAACTTGACCGTTAGCACCAATCATCGTTAACTTTTTAGCTTCAGCTACTTTCTTTAGCGAGATATAACATGAATCAGTGTCATTGTATATAACAGGATCATAACTCTTCAGGTAATCATCAGGTAGATTAGCGTTAGTTTGTATGTATTCTTGCATTAAGCAATTCGACTGCTTAATAGCTGCTTGACCTGTGAGGGTAACTGACCGTGCTAAATCATCATCACCAATCGGAGCGTGTTTATTACCGAAGTATCCGTAGATACTGTTAATAAGAATTTTGATTGTATGCTGACGAATATTGAATTGTTCAATCTCCTTCTTAAGTTGTACACACTCTGCCTCTTTATCAGCTACGTCAACACCACTTTGCTTTAGCTTTTTAATCTCCTGCTCGGTATTAGATAATACACGAGAAAATTTGTCTTGTTTCTTTTGAATCTCAACACGCTTTTTGTAATAGCTATCTACAATATCAGGTACAATACCCTTCTCTTTTTGTGAGAAGAGAACAGATGCCATTGACATCGTCACCTTCTCTGCTTTAAGGAAATCCTTTAAACCTTGATGAGTTATGTCAAAGCGTTGACCATTTACGTGTGCAATAGTAACGTGTGTATCAGTCTTCTCTATAATCTTACCAATCTTCGTCTCTGGTGATAGATTGAGAGATATCATCACGTTTGGATATAGACTGTTTGCGTCGAATGATACGATATGCTCTTGAAACCCTTTCTGTGGTTCACCAACATAAGCACCTTCGTTCTTCTTACCCTCTCCATCTTCGCGGTTGAATGTAGGTATTTTAAGATTCTTAGAACGAGCTTTTATTGCACATAACCCGTTAACAACCGATAATGTACCTAAAGCGCTTTCAAACGTAGTACAACCAGCATATGCGATAGATCGTAGAAGTTCAAGATATTTCAGCTTGCGTTCAAGCTTAGCTAATAGCTTAACGTCGGTTACGTTATACTCAGCGAATAGATCCCAATCAGTGTCAGACAACGCAGCTAGAGTTTGATCACCAAAGTCAACCTTGCTCTCACCTAACTCTGTCTCACCTATGTTACCTAACTTATAGTTTTCACGCTGAGACATACAAAACTTCCGATAAATGTCAAGATAGTCAATACAAGAAACACCTTCAATATACCAACGTACTTGCTGTTTACCGAATCTAGACATAAACGTACGTGAAGACATTCTACCAACCGGTGATAATCTTTGAGCATAATCTGCACCGAATAGTACGTTTAACCGGTTAATAATGTATGGTATATCAAAGCCTTCTGAATTCCAACCTGACAAGATGTCAGGGTAATCACTCTCGTAGAATTCAAGAAACTTTAAGAACATTTGTTTCTCTGTATTACATGCAACATATACACAATCTTCTATCTCTTTTGAACATTTGCGTGTACTCCAAGTGTAGTATTTTTGTGATAATGAATCATATACTGTTATGATATTAACTTCCTGATTCGCTTGCTCGGTGTTAGGAAATGAGACATTTATAGCATAACATGTAGAATGATATGTTAACCATTTACCATCATCATAAATTTCATAATCTTTTTGAAATTCCTTGCTCTGCCTTATTTCTCCAAGAGTTATCTCTCTTTCGTTCCCGGAATTGATCTTACGAATCTTCACCATCTGAGAATCTTTATGGTCATGTGTATCTGTTTCGATATCGATAAACATTAACTTAAGAGGAAACTGCGAAAATTCGGGTGCTTCATTTTTACCGTGAAAGACATCGACTAGAAACTGTTGTGTAACGGGTAAGTTTTCAAAAATACGCTGACTCTCATTATCAGCTACGTATTTGTATCTCTCGTATTGAGCACTAAAAGTCTTCTTTCTGAGAGCTGTATTGAATATGCTCTTTGCATCACCTTCGTAAGACGTTTCAAGATAGATATAAGGTTCAAACGAGGTATCATAGGATATTCGCTTACCATGCATATCCCATGAGTACAGTCGAATTATCTTATTCTTCGGAAGATAAACTGCATTTCTATACATTACTGTATAATAATTGACTTTTTATAATATTCAAGCTATTTGTTGATACTATTTAGAAGTACGCGCTTCTCATCTTTATATGGTAGAGTATACATCTCGACGTATTTGTCGATGTTCTCATCTCTTTCAAGGAATCTCTTCTCTGCCATCTCTCTACCACCTTTGCTTAGAGTTTTATAATATCCAGGATTCTTGATCATTAAACCTATCTGATCAATCATCTCATCACCGGTTTTAAACTTAACTGGTGATTCACTGTATGTCTCTATGTCTTGACAAGCAATCGGAATACCAAAGCAACCTGCTTCTATTAGCTTAAGGTCACTCTTTGCTTTGTTAAAGTTATTATCGCATAGAGGTGCTACCATTATATTTGCATTCAAGCTAGCAATGTGTTTAGGGTACTCATACAAGCGTTTCCATGGATGGAACTCAATCTTGCCAGATTGTACGAACTGGTGGAGAGGTAATGGGTAACCACCGAAGAATACCCATTGATACTTGTCCATTGTCTTAACTATAGCGTCACGAACGTGAGCAAAATCATCATTTTGATTTGTACGGTTCTCTACGTCAAAGTGAGCACCGCTACCAGGATAAAGAATACGAGGTTTTGCATTCTTACCACAACAGAACTTTCGATAGTTATCTTCAATTTTGTTTGCTCTGTAATGGTTACCCATCCAGAATTCTGGTGGATAATTTGGTATAACCGTTATACATTTATGACCAGTCTTACTCATGTAGTACTGCCTCATAAACTCACAGGTAACAGTCACCTCGTCACATAAAGACATAATCTCGAGCGAACACTGACGAATCTTTGGATCAGTAAACGCTGGCTTATACTTGTTATAATCAGGGATATCTTCACTAAAGATAACATCATCAATCTCGTACACAATGCGGAAGCCTTGAGCGTCAGCTAATTTTCTTAAACCTTTTACAAACGCTAATTGGTGTTCAGTTGCTTGACGTTGAATACGTACACACTTAACACCAACGAAATAGCGAGGGTCAAAGGACATTACGGTGGTACCGTGAACCGTCATCTTGTTGTGAGCGTTAATAACTTGTTCAGGCCATATCATTCGCCAATGTCCGCAACCGCTATAATCAGCGTAGTAGTTCAAAGCACGTCTAAAATTAGCTTCTGGTGGGTGCATCGGCATATGAGCGGGTGGCTCATTGTGTAAGGCTGGATACATCTTCGGAAACGGAACCGGAAATGGAGATGCAAATGGTGACTGTGGTATCATTGTTATTAATTATATTCCGTGTTATGCTTTATCAACAAGTTAACTAGCATGCGTTTCGCTATAAGGCACCCGGGTACATACACCGTTACTCTTTACAAGATATATAACTTCACCAGTAGCCATCTTAGTGCTTTCTTTTCTATGACTGATAATGTAAACACACTCATTAAACTTATCAACGCGCTCTTTAAGCACTGAGAGAACTAGATCTATACCCTTCGCATCTAAACTAGAATCAAGTAGCTCGTCAAATATGCTAATATTGAATGCTACATTACCTTGAAGCCTGCGTATATCCATAAAGGTAAACAAGCAAGCCAAGTCTATACTTTTGCGCTCTGCACCACTGAGACTGAAGTAAGAATACTCTTTACCCTTATCATTGACGATAACCTCCTCAAAATACTCGTTAAAAACACACGTACAATTTGAATCTAGTTTTTGTAAATAGTAAGCTAGCTGTGTATTGAATATGTTCAACACTCTTTTAACAATAAGAGATTTAACACCTTCTTCAGAGAAGACAAACTTAACCTGATTTAATAAGTTCAGTTTATCATTACACGTCTTAATATTCTCATCTATCTCTTTAAGTTTATCCTTTTGCTGATCCAGTAAGGTATCAAGCGGAGCTTCTTCTTTTTGCGCTTCAGCTATTTGATTGTTTACGCTTGCTATATTAGTGTCTATCGCAGCTATAGCATTCTTTATATTGGTCTTTACTTTCTCTCTAGCATTCTGTGTCTCAATCTTACTATCAGCAGTTCTCTTCTCTTTTTTAAGATCAGTTAAACACTGCAAAACATTAAGAGCTACCAGTTTTTGATTCTTTACGACATCTTCGTTAGCTGCTATAATCAAGTTTGTACTTTCACGTTCTGCATCTACATGAGCTCTATCTTCAGGTGTTATGGTTCTTAAACACACTGGACAGTTATCCATGTTTGCATTCATCTTTGCTAAAGCGGTCTTTGCGGATTGTATGTTAGCTTGCTTTTCAGCTATGAGATTGGAAACCGTCTGCTGCTCAGTATTAAGTGTTTGCTCCTTCTCAGGGTAGATCACAGATATAAAATTCTTAAGTGTTGAAATCTCGTCTTCGCTTAAGTCTACTTCTTTGTTTAGCTTATCGACTTGATCAACTCTATCTTCTTGTAGCTCTGTAATAAGACCCTTCAACCTGTTAATTTTTTGAAGTTTGGTGGCTTCAAATGTTGATTGCTGGTTTTTAATGGTTGTTATTGAAACATTAACTTCATCTTTACGACCTGCTACAACATCTAGATCAGACTTACAATCGCTATATTCAGCCTTCGCTTCCTTCAACATCCGACTAAAAACTTCTAAGTTAAAGATGCTTTCAATGAAGTCTCTCTTTTCCTGTTTCTTACGACACATGAAAGGTAAAGCATTGTTAAGAGTCATAACAACACAATTCTCAAACACGTCCGAGTTACAACCTACCAGCTCGCTTATATATTCTGTCGTGTTCGCAATACTATCTCGAGTTTTGTCAACATTATCTATCTCCAACAATACTCTTGATGGTTCTAGCTCACGAGATATACGTACTGACTGTGTAGTACTTTCACTAACAACATCTAGTTCTAACGATACTGAGCATGTTCCCCTTGTGCTATCGTTCTTTATAGCTTCTTTCTTAATAGGTCGCAAGACATTACCGTACATTGCAAAGAATAACGCGTCCGCAACAGAGCTTTTACCGACTCCGTTACGACGATCGATCTTATCCTTATTAGTACCTGTGATAACATTGACACCTTGCTTAAACACCACTTCTACAGGCTCTTTGCCAATAGACATGAAGTTCTGCATGGTTAGTTTTTTAAAGATTACGTGTTTCATTTACATTTGTTATAGAAATCGATACAAGCTTCTGTGATTTTATCCTTATTAGGTGTCTCGAGGAACGTTATAAACTCATTTATAGCCTTTTCTACACTTACATCGGATAAATCACTGCTTTTTATAGCATCGTTAACATCAATTATATTACTGTTTGTTAGAAATTCTACTGTAGCTGCAGCAGGTTGATATGATTTTATTTTGGCTTGTAACGCGTCAATAACATCTGCGGGAATTTGTTTATCAACTATCAGACGAATAATATTTCCTTTTATGTTTTCACTTTGCTCAGGTGTAATGCCGGAATTTTTTAAACATTCCGATACGAATATTTTAATATGCTTCGGGGAGAGTTTATTTTCTACAAATTCAATTTCACCTGTATCAAAATCTAGAATATGAAAACCTTTTGGAGAATTTGCTTCACCAAAATTTGTTTCAAAAACATTTCCAACGTACATGATAGAATTTTTATCGTACTGCCGAACGTCGCGTTGATGAAAATGACCGGAGAATATTTGAGGTGATAATTTGAATAGAACCTCTTTATCAATTCCTTTATCGCATACCTTAGACCCATTCATCTTAAATGAGTTAATCTCGAAGTGACCAAATAGATACGGTGTCCACCTAACTTCGCTAAGATCGCCACCCCAAGGTACAAATGTAGCAGATGAATTACCAAAGTCTATAGACGATACAGTGTTACATACCTTTATATTGCTCCAACCGCTAAAGATTTTAACAGAGTTAACACCTGAGTGATCTTTATAAAAACAATCATGGTTACCCGGTATCATTACGAGCTGTGTATCGCGAAATTTGTTTAATATGTCAGCCGCTACGTCGAGCGTATTACCTGCAATCTCATCTCGATCGTCGAAGAAGTCTCCGAGAAATAAGGTTGTAGTTATACCCCTCTTAAGTATCTCACTCTTAAACCAATCCGTCCAATCTAGCGCAACTTTATGCCAGAAGAGTGAATTAGCGTGAGTACCGATATGTAGATCGCTCCAGATAGCTACTTTCATAATTATTCGCCATTATCCTCGTTACCGTTGCTTACAGGCTCGACGTAGATAGTGCTTGTTGCTGTACCAACTTGATGCATTGTATCAGTGTATACCTTCTCTTTATACTCTGTTATAGCTTCGTGATACCTCTTCTCCTTTTTTATTCTGTTGATGAATGCATGAAATGCGATTGTGGTAAAGTATGAGAAAGGTGAGAAACCTGAATTGAGCATGAACTTCTTATTTTTTAGAGCTGAGAACATCTTTACGATGGCGTCACCTACCATATCATCTTTGTACGAGTAGTTGATGAAGTTTGGAGCAAAACTTAAACCATTCGCTATCTTATTAATTGAATCTGCCAATTCATCTGATATGTTACCCGTATCGTAGAACACTTTAATACGCTCTTCAAACTCCTTACCATTAACATAGTGCTCTCTTTCACTTGCTTTTGACTTCTTGCGTATCTTCTTTGGTTTACCGTTTACAATGCTCACAGTGAGTGTAGCCTCACCGACAATGTCTACAGGTACAATCTTTGCAAGCTCTTTGATGTCAGCATCTGTCGGATCTGCAGTAATAATATCTGCATCCACCAAGCTTTCAACAATATCAAGCTTCTTCAATTTTTTTGATTGAGAAGGGGATGTTTTCTTTTTCATATAAATTTTGTCTTTTATCTGCATGTCGGTTGCCATATTTTAAATCGTCAACTATGTCAATAAGAGTCAGCTTTTGCTTTGATGTATGTAATCTCAGCCCGCGACCGATTGACTGCAATACTTTTATTTTAGCTTTACCTCCACCTGCGAATATAATGTAGTGTAAATTCTTAATATCAATACCTGTTGAGAAGATTTTTGATATTGCAACAACAACTACGTTAGTATTGCTTTCTATCAGCTGCTTAATTCTCTCTCGTTCATCAATTTCGACTGAACCTCTAATAAAGAATACTTGCTTGTCTGTGCACATTTTCTTAAGAATTTCTTCAAGAATCAACCCATGCTCGATGAAGTCTACTAGGATTAGTGAATTGTTTGTTACATTTTTAGCTAAAGTACCTAGAACGTTGTTGCGATACTGATTACTGATAATAAATTCAAGCTCTGCTCTGTATGCCTTCATCTTGTCTTCAACTGGTGCAGGTATATCCTTATAAGATATTTCAATGACTTGACAGATTACATTGGATATATAACCTTCCTTTCTCAATGAGGTGCTATTCTTCTCATAGATTATAGGTCCGACTTTACCGATGATATTCCATTGATCAAGTAATCCCTCTGGCATTGTACCAGTAAAGCCGAATTTGCAGTATGTCTTGATATTTTTTATTAGATCCGTTATCTGGTTACCTTTTCTTACCTTGTGAACTTCATCTACGACCAACATATCAACAAACTCTGCCCAATCTAGATTGCTGTTCTCACTTTGCATTATACCAGCATTAGCAATGATGACATTGCTAGACAGATTAAGAGCATCATCACCAGTCCACTTCGAGAATGTAAAAGGTACACCGTAAGATGTGAAATCGTTATACGTTTGAGATGCTAAACCTCTATCTGGTACAATAACCAAACACTTAAAATCGTCCGCGTGGTTAGTTGATTTAAAAAACGTAAACACTCGACTTATAAGTGAAGCCATTGTAAGTGTTTTACCACCAGCTGTCGCTAATACAACCGTACCTCTACCTACAACTAAACACTTATTAACAATATCCGCTTGATAATCCCTCAATTCTAGATTCAGCTTATACGGCTCCGTTGAATGGTCAGCACCCCAAAGATGGTTTGCAGGTGATACGCAGTGTTTAAATTCGGAGTCTTCTATTACGATTTCATCTGTGTTGTTACTGGCTAACAAATACTTTAATATCTCCGAGAATAGAGGTGCATCAAATCTACCTGTAGGTGTAATTGCGTACTGTCGAGGTGAAGCAAAGCGGTTAAAACGCTTAATAAATTTAGCATTATCGTTCTCAACTGAGAAGTGTTCTCGTATCTCTGTGAGGTGATCTGTCTCTATTACAGCGTACTTACCACCCTTATCCAAATAAAATTTTATCATGATTGCTCTGCCTTAATTAAGTCAACCATATTCTTAATATCCCATGTCATTGAGCTTAAAGTCTTCTCTGATTTTTCCAAGAATTCGAGAACAAGCTTGAGATTATCTATCTCTGCGTCCATGTCTTTGATAGTTTGACTGTTTATGGCTACTCTATCAGCGGCGGGTTCAGTGATTTTAACAGGAGATTGATCCATAATAGCATTTCTCATTTCTTTGGCTTTTGCGTCACGAGCTGCAAGCTTTTTGAACAAATCTATCTTATGTCTAATAAATCTACCGACCCACTTATGTTTAATAGCAGGTAACCTCATCTGAACTTCTTTTATGTTAAAAGCAGTAACTTGAAGATCTTTATCAAGTTCTGTAATGTAGCTTTCAATATCGACCATAAGTAAATTATATAACACAAAGTACGGAAATCAATGAAGCGCTTCAACTCAACATACAATAAGTTAATGGAGATGTCAAATGTAGCCTCAACTGCGTTTGGTTCACCTGATGTTTCTCACTCAGTATTTAGCAGCGACAAAATATACGCACCAGGTGATGCTAGAATGCCAAGCTTTCTCGGCCAAAAGAAGAAAAAAGGTAAGAAGAGTAAGAAGGTTGCCATCTTGATGCAACGGTGTAAGTTATCTGCAGCATGAGTAACGCAGCTAAGAACAAAGGTAAATCATTTGAGCGAGAGCTCGCAAAGAAGCTTACAGCAATCTTTGGTTTAAACTTCGAGAGAGTGCCTTCCAGCGGAGCCTTTGTAGGTGGCTTCAACTCTTTTAGGTTGAATAAGCTAACTAAAAGTCAAGCTTTACTATCAACGGGTGATTTGATTGCACCAGATGAGCTAAGCCACTTGGCATTTGAATGTAAGTTCTATAAAGATTTCTCCTTTGTCAGTCTTCTTGATACAAATAAACAATTGGATGGTTGGATAGAACAAGCTTCTGCTTGTAATAAGCTGTGGTTTCTAGCCGTTAAACTAAATCACGTAACACCTTTCGTTGTATTTGATAGTAAGTATCACAATTCTCTTCAGATCCGTACACCTGGTAACTATATTCAATACAAACGATACACTATCTGCACCATAGATGGTTTTTTTGAAGCTAACAAAGATTTTCTCTTGAATAAACGCGCAGAAATACTACAATCATGCAATGAACAGCTTGAAACCACGGTTCCGACTACTACCGGATGTGGGCCTTTGTGTAGTTGACTTCTCTACCTTGTATAAGGTTAAGATTGCACCTACACTAGGTGTACAACTAAACAATCTAGATATTAAGTGGTGGCAGGAGCCTACACCGATCGCAAAGCGTTTAATCAAACATAATGTCATACTAGGCGTGTGTGAGGAGGTGCGAAAGGCTAATTCACACGGTAATCTTAAAACAACTGTATATACTAACAAGGATGAGCTTGAAAATGTAGTAGAGATAGCGTGTCCTTCGGTGCACCCGTACGTTGTCCGAGCTATCTGGCATACATTAAACGACATAGATAAGAAGCTACCTATACTTGTTTACTTCGCGAAGTATCAATACACAGATTTTGTCAATCCGCTCATAGCAACAGGCGTAATAAAGGAAGTAAAGAGGGAGTTATCTGCTATTGCTGATAAAGATTACAGTGATTTTACATTTGAAAAGGTGCGAAAGTATACCGAAAAGGAAGGTTTAAAGTATCTTAACAAGGAATATTTTCAAAGCCTTAAATCAAAGCTTATTATGTCGATCTAATAAATACTATTGTGAAGCGTTTTAATTCAATCTGTCAACGTTATGGTATTCTCACCGAAGAGGATGCTACTTTAGGCTCAACCGAATCAGCTATACCAGCACCAGGCGCAGAAGCAGCACCAGCTGCAGATGCTAACGCTGCTGAACCTGCTCCTGAAACGATCGAAAACCAACAACCGGAAGTAAAACAGCTCTCATCTGAGAATTATGTGATGTTGGTAAAGCTTTTAAAGACAGCTTTCACTGCTTCACCTGATGAAACTGATATTGCTGCTGTTAATGACCTGAAATTTAAAGGTGCTGATGGTGCTGACACTAATGAGATAAATGAAACTAACGCAGATGATGCGTTTAACAAGCTTCTGCCTATTATTAGCAAGTATGGTTCTAAAGATAAAACAGTTGAAGGTCTCCTCAAATCTGTTTAAGTTATGAAATCCTTTAAGGAGTTTATAAGCAAGAAGAAAAAACGCTTAAAGCGGGTAAGGAGTAATGCTCCATCTAATATGAACCCAGAGAATTATACTGGAAAGTGTAATTACGTTAATACACCATCATCATTACCAAGTAATTCAATGGTAACAGGTGATTTTGAAGGTAAGTTTCCTGGTTACCCGTCCGTTTAAAAGTCTGTTGAGATCATATAGAACTCAATATAAGATCTTTCATAAAGAACTTCGTGATCAGGTCCAATATAAAGGTGAAGCTCACATGGTTTAATAACTCTACCATCATGATATTCCACTTTTAGTTTATCAAGATTAACCTTAAAGTTGCGTTCTACTTCTATATCTTTACCTTCACCGTTGTCATACTTTGTACAGAACGCATTAACTGAAATTTCACCTGTAGGTCTAACATCTATGCCATTAATACCCCAAGATCTGAAGTCGATGTTAATCTTGTAAGGTATAACAGTGTCATTTACATCTACGATATCGAAAGCTCTACCCAAACCGTCTATATCAACTGATACCTTATCGTGATACATCTCTTCAGTTGACGAGTTTAAAGGTGTCTCACCATCCTCTTCACCCATATCTTCCTCTGACTCTTCAGGGCAATTACCACATTTCTTACAGCAGCGTGTAGGTACTTGAAGTTTTGACAGATTTTCATGTCCAATACCTAGTACCTGTGATGGTGTCTGAAGATTCTCTTTGTAGATCTTCATGATGTCGTGATTCTCGTTAATAACCATATACAGTTATTTATATGAGTTAGTCGAGATAAATACTATAGTGAAGCGTTTTAAAGATTTTTTTGAATCCCAGCAGGTGTTAGGTACTGTCGAGGAGGTAGAAATTGACGGAATTGGTCGATTATCTGCTCGGATAGATACTGGTAACACTGGTTATAACGTTATTCACGCAGATAATATAACACCTATTAAGGATAACAAGGTTAGGTTCCTTACAGTGAACGATAAAACACTTGTTATGAAGATAGTTGATACAATTGAGATATTAGCTGGTGAAAAGATACATGATAGATACGTTGTACACTTGAATATGCGTATCGGACCACACTTTTTCGAGAATGTACCCTTCAGCTTATCAGATAGAAGCTCCAATCAGGAGAAAGTCCTGATTGGAGAGCCATTCTTAAAGAAAATCGACGCAGTAGTTGATACTAACAAGTCGAAAGTCGTTTAATATTACTTGTTAGTCTTAGCAAACTCTACAAACTTGTAGAATTCCGAACGTGATTGATCCTTATTATCAAGAAACGCTCCAGTCATTCTAGCTGTTCTCATTGTAGAGTTATGACCAATACCACGATGTGAGCAGCATGTGTGATCTGCTTCGATAACAACAGCTGTACCATTGTTTCCTTCACAGACCTCATCAATATATTTCGAGATCTGCATTGTAAGATTCTCTTGAACCTGTGGTCGACGAGCAAAATACTCTACAATTCGATTCAACTTAGAGAGTCCGATAACTTTACCGTGCTTAGAAGGAATATACGCAACATGCGCAACACCTGTGAAGGCTAAGTGGTGATGAGAGCAAAGCGATACTACTTTGATATTATTCTGACATACGATACCATCATACTTGTCAACATTATCAAATGCTGTAATTTTTGGTGGTTCGGCGTAGCAACCAGCCGCGAGGTCATTAACAAATGCTTTGGCAACTCGAGTAGGTGTATTAGATGAATTTGGGTCATTTCTCCAATCAAAACCTAGTGCATCTAGATATTTTGCATACGCTTCTGCAGCGTTTTGTATGATTTTATTCTTTTCTTCTACAGAACGAGGGTGTGTTCCGTTAGCAAATGGTAGTTTTATAATACTTTTTGATTGTTCCATGTAGTTATTGTATATGTGATTTTTAGATTTTCAACATAAATAATGTTACAATGAAGTTTGATTCGGCAATCCGTGGTATCTATGGCAAGAACCTCAAAAGAATAAGGGTTAAGGTTGACCCTTTACATGCTTCTGCAGAGAATTATAAAGCTGTTGATGGATATGAGGGATATGTTCTAGAAGAGAATGAGGCTAGTATTAAATTGATGATGATTCAACCTGGTTCACCAGTTGTAGATATTCCGCAAGCAGCTCTCGCTAAGCCTACGATGTTTGATTTGTTTAAATGTTACGTTGAGGATTTGTTAGGTGTATCACCTGATAGTGACTCTCCAGTTGCACCCTTTAATTCAAAGACATTTGAAGAGTTGGAAGAGCGTTTATCAAAAGATGGATTTACAAATAAAGAGATATCAAACTTGTATAGAGAATTTTTAAAACGATATGAAGATTGTCAATAAATTTGACGAGTTGGTTGGTTTAATGGAGGTATATGGTGCACCTCAACCCGGTAAGTTTACTGCTCCTGCAGCACCAGCTGCTCCTGTAGCACCTACCACAGCAGGTAGCAAAGCTGGAGCAGCTATCACAGGCATAGCAAAGCCAGTATTGGGTGGCTTAAAAACAGCTTTGTTAGATCCTAACGCTGCAGCGCAAAAGATGGCTGCTGCTCGCGCAGGTGGTATTAGTCAATTTCTCGTTGCTGGGTATAATAAGGTGAAAGCAGCTTATGCTCAAGCTAGAGATCAGCAGCTTAAAGATTTCTATAACAAGATGGACTTTCCAGCTGGATGGCCTAAAACAGGTAGCAAGTTTATTATTACTGATCAAAAGAATGTAGTGTGGAGTGGTGCTGTAACATCTGCATCAGATATCGGACAGAAAACGGTGTTAAATGTAGAGGCTGCCTCCGGTAACAGCACAGCTAACATGCTGAAACGTCAATATGTAATAGAGTTGGATAAAAACCAGCGTGCATATTTTTCAATTTCTAAGTGCATGGTATCTGATATGGCTACAGCTGCGAATGCAGTGCAACTAGGTAACGTAGCTATTGGTTCATTTGTAAAGAATGAAGCAGAGTCCAATCCAAACTATACCATTGTTTACGATACACAGAAACAAAGCTTCATGGTTGGTAAAAACAAAACATATTCTGCAATCATAGTAATAGACGGTAACACAGTTAGAGCTGGTCAAGCAGCAGGTACACAAATTAAAGGTAAAGACCTTGCATCAGGTCAAGATGTTGAGGGTGCTATCAAGAGCCAAGGTAAGGTACCTTACCAAGGTAAACAGATCGATGTGTATTACGTAGATGCGAACTTCAAATAACTTCAATGTTTACGTATCAGTTGATTTATCTCCACTGCTGATTAAAGTAAATACGTAGGCGGACGGAATACCTGTCACGGGCTTGGACATCTTACTGTTTTCTAATACACTTTACTGTTTTAATTAATAATTTTCTACTTTCTGTCGGTTGGATCCGAGGTTTCGAGTGAAATAAATTGATTTAACAAAGTAAACGGATAAAATAATAACATGAGTACAATATCACGAGAACAGATGGTTGAACAATGTGCAGCTAAATTACTATCAGCAATCATTGCAGGTAGTCTTAAACAATGTGTTGATGAAATTATCAATGATGTACAGAAGTGGACCATTGGAGAGTCTACTGGTGAAGATAAACAAATGGTATTGTTAAATGAAGTTAAGCAACCTGAAGAACAGACACCTACTGGTGTAAGACCAGCTGAAGTTGGTTGTAAGGTATCTACAGGTAGAGATGAAACACAAGCTGCTACAGTTGGACCTGGCAAGAAGTCTCAAGGTTGGTCGGATCCATTCCAAGGTACCTCTTGGGGTGTTAACAAGAAGTAACATATGTTTGAGATTTGTTTAATCAGCTATTTCATTCTAGGTTTGATATGGTCAGGTTTCTTTATCATACCATCCTTGTATATGAGATATGGTAGCGAAGCTCAAACACGTTATGTAGCTACACTTACTACATTAGCTTGGCCTGCTTCAATATATCTAGCAACTAGAAGTTACATTAAGCTTTATAAAAATGATTCACATTGAAAGACAATTATCACCTGAACATCAAAAGCTTGAAAGTGTTTTTGAACAACTTCAAAGAGCTACTGGTGCAAATAATGACCCAACACCTAGACAGAAAACATCAAAGATGTTACCATGTGATCAAAAGGTACTAACACCAGAAGAAGCTATGGCAGAGCTTAGATCATTAGGTATAGATCCAAAAGCATAGCTTGATTTACATCTATAGTAATATATTATTTCAATATGACAGACGATAATTATCTACTCTTTGCTGGTGTTAACTCTGAACCAGAAATATTTTATACAGTTGAAGGTGAAGGACGCTTTGCAGGTTTTCCATCAGTATTTCTTCGACTCTTTGGCTGCAACCTTACGTGTAAAGGTTTTGCGTCTGTAGATTCACCTTATGGTTGTGATTCGTTCGTATCATGGTCACAGAAGAATAAATTGACGTTTGATGAGACGTTCGCTCTATTAGAGAAGAATGGATATATTGAAAAGCTTCAAAACGGTGCGCTTCTAAAAATTACAGGTGGTGAACCGCTTTTAAGACAGGAACCGTTGATTAACTTTATTAAACGTCTTGCAGAGAAGTATGAATTCCTACCTCGGATAGATATTGAGACTAACGGTACCGTTATGCCGCATTCAGATTGGGTAAACTTATTCTCTGTAACATTTACAGTATCACCTAAGCTAGCTCTTGGTGGTGACCCTGAAGATAAGCGATACGTACCAGAAGTTCTCAAAGTATTAGTGCAAGCTAATGCGTGTTTTAAGTTTGTAGTTAAGAGTGAAGAAGATGTTAAGGAGATTGACCGGAACTTTGTAAATTCTCCGGTAGTCAAGCTTCCAAAATCTCTTATATGGCTTATGCCATGTTGCGGTTCCCGTGATGAGCAAAGTAAACAATCAGCATATGTTGCAGACATCTGTAAACAATACTGTGTTAAATTCAGTCCAAGACTTCAATTGATGATCTGGAACAAAGCTCTATCCGTTTAATTTTATGAGAATAGCTATATCAGGTACACAATGTATAGGTAAGACAACACTTATTGATGACTTTATTAAGAACTGGCCGATGTATAAGAGGTCTGGTGAATCTTATCGCAATTTATTGAAGGAGCATCAGCTACCATCAAATAAGTTAACAACTAAAGATAGTCAGCGTAAAATTCTCGAGTGCTTGTTACTTGATATACAAGGTACCAGAAAGAGTGATTATATTATCTTTGATCGGTCACCTTTGGACAATATTATCTATTCACTGTGGTCATGTGATAAGAAGGCTACAGATATAGATAAAGCTTTTATAGATGAGTGTATACCACTTGTTAAAGATGCAATGAAAGCTATTGATATCATTTTCTTTCTACCAATAACCAAAGTAGCACCTGTAAAGGTTGAGGCTCGAGACGGTAGAGAGGTTGACAATGAATACAGAATTGAAATTGATAATATCTTTAAAGCTGTTCAGTTTGGCCACAATAAAGGTAAGTCTCCGTTCTTTCACAAAGATGATGCACCACCTATCATAGAAGTGTTTGGTAATCCACTAGAGCGAATTGAACTAATAAAGTTTTACGTTAATTCGTATGGTGACAGCATTGACAATACAACTACTGGAAATCTCTTCTCAACAGAAAATCTTAATGAGATGGAACAACTTCTCAGAGAGCAGACATCCGCTCTAAAGGAAGAGAAAGAGACGGAGCAGTTAAAGTCTACGATTATAAGAGTTAAAAACTCACCAGGTTATGTAGACCCGCCAAGTAAACGCGGCCGTCACAAGAGTTAATACGCTCTAGTAACCTTTAGGTAGAATTCAATACTCTCAGATGGTGTATAGTTGAGGTCAACTTGCATTGATAAGAAACCGGCGTTATTCTGAAAGTTACTAAACATCGGACTACTGGTAATAGGAGGTGTACAATTCCAGTTAATATCTGATGGTTGTATTATATTACCAGGTGATGATAACTCAGTTGGGAGAGTCACATTTGTGAAGCTTACTGCAAAACTGGAAGCCAATTGAGATTGACTCGTATTTGCGGATGTATAGTCTATATACAGCCTCTTAAACACATCTGACAACCCTGCACATAGAGTAGGTAACTGAGTTGTTAAAATGTCTACATATTCAGGACTACCAATGGTATATACAGCGCTAGTTACAATACCGTTATCAACTGTAAATGCATTGTAATATTCTCCACCGACTGTTACACCTGTATTACCGTTTGAAAAAATTGATAGAGCTGATAGAGTTGTGGTAACTACACTAGATGTTTCAATAGTTGTTGCTGTTAGAGATGTTATTGTGCTACCACCAGCGTCATCGACGCGAACAACAGGTACGTCTGCCCAGTCTATGATCTGAGTACCGAGTTCGTTCTGAACAATAAAGAAATTACCGTCTACAATCGATTGAGCCTGAGGTAGGTTCAATAGATTGATAATATTGACTGTGTTAGTTGCCATTTTAATTATTTATGTTAGTATCATAGATACAAATGAACGATATAAATGGAAAAATAGGCGTCGGTATCATAACGTGCAATCGTCCAGCCTTCTTTGAAAAGTGTTTTAAATCTATACCTTTCGGCAAAATTAATGAGTTAGTCGTTGTAAATGATGGAACTTCAGACATAACGAGTACAGCAATAGATAATATACCATATGTAGATACCGACAAACCTCTCGTCCGATTACCAGCTTGTGGTTTAAGAGTTGTGGTTAATAAGCAGAATTTAGGTGTAGGTAAATCTAAAAATATAGCGTTTCAGCAGCTCCTGGATGATGGTTGTGATCATATCTTTTTAATAGAAGATGACATTGTTATTAAGAGACCAGATGTATTTGATGCTTACATAAATGCAAGAAATAAAACTGGTATACAACATCTTAGCTTTGCATATCACGGGCCAGCTAACAAAGGTAATGTTTCCGGTGGTGCTCCTAAGCCACGATATATTGTTGACTATGGTAATGGAGTACAGATAGGTATTAATCAGAACAGTGTAGGTGCCTTTTGCTACTACACCAGAGAGGTTCTCGACAAAGTTGGTTTAATAGACGAAGAGTATACAAACGCTTTTGAGCATGTTGATCACGATTACAGGATAGCTAAAGCAGGTTACTGTACACCTTATTGGAATTGGCCTGATTTAGCTAACAGCACAGACTATCTTGATGAGATTGAATGCTCAGAAAAGTCGAGCTCTATCAGACCGCGATCTGATTGGCAGGATAATATTCGTCGAGGTGCAGAAATATTTAAGCGAAAGCATGGTGTATTGCCAGCGTGGCAAGGTTGCGTACCTGATACTACGCCTGACGAAGTTAAACAGATAATGAAAGATATCTTTACAAAGCATCACATATGATAGATAAAATTACATGCGTATTCCTATCGAATACAAAAGACTTGAACTTGTATGGTATGACCCAGAGAGCTATTAATACGCTAAAGCTTTCCCAACCAGATACTAACTTCAAGATAAAGATAGTTGAGACAAATACCAACTATTTGTCAGAAGGTTTTGTATATCAAGGATGTGATGTTATCACACCAAATGAGACCTTTAACTATAATAGGTTTCTTAATTTTGGTATAAAGGATCTTGAAACAGATTGGGTGATCATATCAAATAATGATGTAATCTTTACTCAGAATTGGTTAACGCAAATAGATAAAGTATACGAACAGTACCCGGATATAAAATCACTCTCACCGTGGGAACCTAATTGGCATATAAAAAGAGGAATGAAACCGGATAAGCTCTTTCACTTAGGTTATCGCACATCGTTTGAGATAACTGGCTGGTGTATAGTGTTGCATAAAAGTGTTATAGAGCAGTGTAAATTGTTTGATGAGAAATTTGAATTCTGGTATCAAGACAATGACTACGCTCTATCTCTGCAATCTAAGAATATTAAACACGCTCTGGTATGTAACAGTAGAGTGTATCATATGGTGAGTGGTTCACATCATCTACTAACAAGCGAGAATAAACACAATATGACGGATGGTCAATCTCAAAACTTATTTAAGAAGTGGGGAAATAATGTATGAAGAAGATAGCTTTTCATTCAAATCAGCTAGGTATTAGAGGTACTGAAGTTGCGCTTTATGATTACGCCTTATACAATGAGACTATACTAGGTAATAAGTCATACATCATATCTAGTAAAAATAAAGACCTGAGTACACTTAAAAAGTTTCAAGACCGTTTTGAAGTATTTCTATATGACCGATTCGAAGAGTCATTTGAGTTTGTTTATAAGAACAATATAGAATATGTTTATTATCAAAAAGCAGGTGAAAACGATGGATTACTAGTTCCTAATGTTAAGAATATAGTTCACGCTGTATTTCAGCGAAGCGAACCTCATGGAGACAAATACGCATACATCTCGAAGTGGTTGGCTAATAAAATGGAGAGCGATGTGTATGTACCATATGTTGTCGATCTACCCCAGCCTAACGATTTCAGTTTAAAGGATAAACTAGGTATACCGCAAAACGCTACTGTTATAGGTCGTCACGGTGGCTATACAGAGTTTGATCTCCCGTATGTACATCAAGCTGTTATAGAGGCTGTTGAAAAGCGAGATGATTTGTATTTTGTTTTTATGAATACCCGTCCATTCTATACACATAAAAATATTATCTACATAGAAGGTACATATGACCTACAAAACAAGTCTAATTATATCTGCATGTGTGATGCTATGATACATGCAAGAAATCACGGTGAAAGCTTTGGGTTAGCTATTAGTGAGTTTCTTTTTCTAGATAAACCTGTTATAGCTAGCATACATGGTCTAGACCAAGCTCATCGTACACTGTTAAAAGACTTAGGTATGTGGTATTCAAATGCAGAGGAGTGTTTATTTCATCTTCTAAATTTTAAAACAGAAATGCGTACAGTAGGGTGCTACAAGAACTTAGTAGCTGAATATACACCAAAAAATGTTATGGATCAATTTAACAAGGTATTTCTGTCATAGTGAAGATATTATATTTGACAAAAGGCGACCACGTAGACTATCAAAATGATTGTTTATTGATAGGTTTAAAGGAGCTATTTGGTAGTGATGTAGTAGATCATAATAAGCAACTTCATAACTATATTGCATTCGATAAAGACGCCGCTAGCAGACTGTACGGTAAAGGGTTTTCCGTTACTAGAGTGCTTCCGGATGATACAGCTGATCGAAGCGATATAACTGCAAAGATAAAGAATAAATTCTATGATTTCATTGTATATGGTTCAATCTGGAGATTTTCAGACTATATTACAGACATACTAAAATATTACCCACCAAATAAAGTAATTGCTGTAGACGGTGAAGATGAAACAAACATACATCCAGTTTATAATCTAGGTGTATTGTATTTTAAGCGAGAGCTAATATATGATCACGCTAGGTTATATCCCATATCTTTTGCTATACCCACAGACAAAATAAAATATTGCACCACTAAGACTCGAGATTTCTCTATATGTGATCCTAGAGATCGATCAACCTACATTTATAAAAACGAAGAAGGTTATTACAAAGGATATCAGGAGGCTCGTTACGGTGTTACCACAAAAAAGGCAGGTTGGGATTGCATGAGACATTACGAGATTATGGCTAACGGGTGCTTACCATATTTCATAGGCATAGATAAGTGTCCAGATCTTACAATGGTATCCTTTCCTAAAGATCTATGTAAGAAGCTTCTAGCTGGTTCAAAGTATGACGAATTACAAGAAGATTTTTACAACCACTTAATACAACACAACACGACTCAATCTATGGCAAAAAGCTTCGTAAATAAAATACATAACACGTTGAATTGATAAAAATATAAGCTATAATATTTTTATGATTATTCCTGATATTAAAGTCTACAACGGCGACACCATCCACTCTCGTTTTGCTTACAAGTATTTTCGTGATAAGACTCTACCGATCGGTAATATTATCGCTTTCAGAGCTCCGATGGACGTTACGATTAATTTGATCGATCTTGAAGACTCATTGAACAACGACTTTATTAAGAGTGATGATGCTATCAACTTCTGTTGGGAGATTCCTAACCTTTGCCCACTCGGTGCAGTCGCATTTCAGCGGTTGTTCAATACTCAGATCGCTAATCTTCTCAGTTCAAAGTATATTCACAAACCTATTGAAGTTGATGGAGATGATTTGATTGTTCATGCAGAACACACTCAAGGTGGTATTACGCAACTTAAAGGTAAGTCCAGTGTTAGTATAACGGTGTCGAGAAACAATATTGCACTCGGACATACTGGTATCAATATTACTGCAGGTAAGAGTGCACCAGCATTTGCATACTCTACAAATCTGACAGATGAACAAGCAACAGCGTTTATGAATGATGTCGTTGCAATGTTTTATCCTTTGGTAGACGACCTGTTTATTGCTACGACGAAGGTTACCTAGTATAAATGAAGCTAGTATTCGACATAGGTTACAACCATGGAGATTACACTAGGTCTGTTATATCAGCGTACCCCGAAGTGGATATAGTTGCAGTAGAAGGCCACCCAACATTTTGTACTCTATTTAAACTATCTCCTTTGAATTGTGTTAATCTCATCGAGGGTGTAGTGTCAGATGTTGTATCTGACAAAGTTAGTTTCTTCTTATCAAAGGAATCTGGTAATAGCTTTCTTTGGCCTGACTTTAAACACCACGCAAGAATCACAAAAAAAACAGCTTTCATTGATGAGTATTTTGATCTGCTACAGACAGTACAAGACGTGATAAGCGTTAAATCTGTAACTCTTGATCATTTAATCAATCAATATGGTATGCCTGATCTTATTAAACTGAGCATAGAAGGTAGAGAGCATTTAGCATTTCGATCACTTACTCATAAAGTACCTCTAATTGCATTCGAATGGTTAAGCAGAGATCGAGAGTATGTACTAGAATGTCTCAGTATTCTAAAGCAGTTAAAATATACACAAATTGCTTGCACTGATATACAACGAACTATACAATTTGAATTAGATTATCATCCTATAGATAATACGGATATAATGCAAGGTGATAAGGGAATGCTTTACGTAAAATAATTATGAGTACTATATTTGATTATGTAGGTGCGATTTTAAATACGAAGAATCGCTCTACGTTCTCTACAGCAGATGATGAGCAATCTTTTCAACCATTCATGGTTAATAGGTGGATATCAATGCACTCACCTGAGATGGCTACTGTGGTCAACACAACAACTAACAAATACTCTGGATTGTTTAAGTGTAAGCAGGATTTGTTTAATTTCTTCGTTTCAATATATCCGAAGCTCCGGAACAAACGAATAGCGTATATTAAGAAACCTAAAGAAGATAAAATACAAGAAGATGAGTCAATACCGCTCATTGCTAATGCTCTTGAAATTAGCCAAAGAGAGGTTAGAATGTATAAAGAATTACAAGGATAAATTATGCCATATATTGAAAAAGAAAACCGCAAAGCGTTTGAAAAGCAGATTGATGCATTAGTCGATAAGCTATACCCACTTGAATGTGGTGTTAGTGTTGGTAATGTAAACTACGTAATTTCTAGTATTATCTGGCGTCTTTGGGAGAGAAATCCATCATACACTCTAGGTAATAACCTTATCGGTGCTCTAGAATGTGTTAAGCAAGAGTTCTACCGCCGTAAGTTGTCTCCTTATGAAGATAAGAAGATGGAAGCCAATGGTGATGTGATAAGTTGATTAACACACCAAGCTGGTATAACTACTTTTATGCCAGCTGATATCAACATGTTATTGCCGCAGAAGAGTTTAATCGATCTCTCTGCACTTCCGAAGAATAGTTTCAACTCAGTGTTCTACGGTTATAAACTGAGAACAATACTCGACGATGTTCTGCTTGTCGAGTATGCTGATGAGTCTAATGATGGTACCACCATTCAGCGCAGAGGTCTACACATTCCTATTAACGCCGATACTAAGGCTTGGCGTATTGGTAAAGTCATTCTCGCAGGTAACGGTGTGAAGATCACAAAGGTCGGTGACTATGTTCTGTTTCCGCATAATCTTGGTATTCCTGTGTCAGATATTGACGTGGCTGGTTCGGGTACACTCGGTAAGGGTATATTCCTTAACGAGCAGCGTATTTTCGGTATCTGTGAAATAGACAAATCTAACGATGAGAGTGTCGCGAGCATCCTTACAAACTCTTCTGCAGCATAACGTTGCAGAAATAAAGTTTATGAGAAGGCGCGTCAAGCATGGTGAGCCTCCTACTCGTCGTATGTTGTGCACTAGCGACCTTACACTATTAAATAGCCCGCAGGGTCGAATAGCGCTCAATTTTAGACCAGCCTATAACAATAGACATAGATATGATCTTACGCAAAAGGATTTAGTATTAGCGTGGGATATATTCATGCAGGATTATAGATTGATTAGTATGAATGCTTGTGAGCTGATCAGCGTGGTGCCAACGGCAGGGTTCTGGAAGTTTTTTAATGAGCGCTTAGCTCTAATAGACACTAAGCAAAAAATGGAGTTTATGCGACAATGAATATTATAACTGAAGCAATCGAAAAAGATATGAGCTCGTTGCTCCAGCAAGAGATAATATTTACACATAAGAATAAGACGCTAAAAGAGGGTAAGCTTATATTATTTTCGGTTAAAGACTTCTATCTAAACTTCAGGCTGCAGCTAGCAGATAACAGCAAGCTTGTATTATTTGAAATGCCTTACCCGTTCTTCTATACAAACTCCACAAATGGTGTTACCTTATCTTATAAAGTTGATAAGTTTATAAACACGGATGCTGAACTCCAACACATGATGAAGTTTTATTTCTTCGGAAAGCCGTCTAAATTTTACGACACAGAAGTAAGTATTCTAAGAAAAACACTTGCACATAAGTAGTTTTTAGATTAGTCTATTCACGTGAATAATACTTTCATTTCAAAATTTCCTACTGGTTATACTCCTAACTCTCAGCAGAGTAATCTTATACCTCAAATTGAAGCTGCATTTAAGAAAGGTAAGAAGTTCGTAATATGTAATGCTTCTACAGGTAGCGGTAAATCTCTAATTGCAAAAACGCTAGCAAATAATGCCAAGAAGGCTACACCTGATTTTATTAACTTGATAAAAACATATGAAGCTTTTGAACAAAACCATTTAGGTGAATATATTAATGATATGCAATGCCTTGCTGAAGGTTCACATGGTGCTATTGCAATAACAGTTACAAAAGCTCTGCAGGATCAATATCTAGATTTGTTCACTGATACCTGCTTGGTAAAGGGAAAATCAAACTATGCTTGTGTTGTAGATGAGAATTATGACGTAGAGACTGCACCTTGTGTATTTGCGGCATACATAAGAGAAGAGTGTCAGAAAGAAAACAAATGTCCATACTATAACGCTCGCAACGATGGTTTGATTGCACAATTTACTGTTACCAATTACAAGATGTTCTCTGCACTACCCAGTCATGTTAAGAGACGTGATTTTATAATCTGTGATGAAGCGTCTGAATTAGAAGAGGAGTTGGTTAAACAATTCTCCGCCGAGGTTGTATACGCTAAGCTGAAGTATGCTGATGTTAGGTTTAAACCGCTAATAACGGATGATCTTCTAGAAGCTCGTTCATGGATTGCAGATGTAAGAGATTCGGTTGATACTAGAGCAAAAGCAATTCAAACATCTATACGTGAAAGAAAAGGTGTACCAACTGTTGCTGAGAAGAATAGAATAACGTTGCTGAAAAATCTCCACACATCACTTACACAGGTTGATGAATCTTGGACTGATAGTGAATATATCGTTGATCGTACAGCTGAAGGTGTAAATTTTACACCTCTCCGAGTTGACAAGCTTTCAAAATCTATCTTCGATCATGGTGAAAAGATATTGTTGTTATCTGCAACGATAGTAGACCATAAGAACTTTGCTAAGGTGCTAGGTATAACAGATTACGAATATATTGAAGCACCTTGTACGTTTGACCCTAAGAAGTCTCCGATTTATGTTTCAACGAGATATAGACTGAATTATAAAAATCTTAAAGGGTTGCTGCCTCAAATATGCGCTGATATTAAAAAGATATGTGATCAACACGCAACAGAAAAAGGTGTGATACATACTCACAGTCAAGAGATTTGTGATTATCTAAACACGTACTTTAGCAATGACGATCGGTTTTTGTTTCGTAAAGGTAAGGAGAAGAATGAACACATTCTTAAACAACACTCTGAAACGACGGAGGCGACTGTGTTAGTGAGCCCGTCATTGACACATGGTGTTGACTTAAAAGATGATCTCGCGAGATTTCAAATTATAGTTAAGCTACCTTATGCACCTCTATACAATAAGAGAGTAAGCAGATTGTTTGAAAACGATAAGGTATGGTATCAGAATAAAATGTTGAGTACTCTTGTACAGACAACTGGTAGAGCTACAAGGAGTGCTGATGACCACTCAGTTACCTATATCTTAGATGGTAATACAGTTGATGTATTGCAAAAGTCTTTGGATAAGTTACCAGCTCACTTTATTAGCAGATTCGCATAAATATGTTTAATGAAGTCGCAGCAATTTTACTTTGAAATACGTGATCTGATATCAGGTTTCGTGTCAGCTTTTGACAATGTTATAATTAAACGTTACGATGCTAATAGAGTAGCGGCTAACTCTCTTCAAGTACGGTATGTGTATGCTCCTAAGCAGCGTGTATTGTATGATCTGGTAAACAAGGCCCAGAATATAACCATACCTGTAGTTTCAATCAGTATGGGTGGGATTACTAGAAGTACTGAGAGAGTCTTTAATAAGACGATGGGTCTAACATTGCAACAAGCCCCTTCTGCGACATCTGCAATGAGAATGCCGGTACCTGTTGACATTACAGTCAATATGTCTGTCATTACTAAGTTTCAAACAGACATGGATCAGATTTTGTCTAATTTTATACCATTCAACAATCCGTATATTGTAATCTCTTGGAAGATACCTTCTGAATTTAATCTAGCAAGTACATATGAAATTCGGTCGGAAGTGTTGTGGAGTGGTTCAATTAACATGCAGTATCCAACAGATCAGAATGCAACCGACAAGTATAGAATAACAGCAGATACTTCATTTACGATACAAGGTTGGTTATTTCCACCAGCTCCAGCTCCTACAAAAAATATCTATTATATTGACGAAAATCTCAGAGTCAACAGCGTTCTTACAACTTACGAAGAGCTATCAGGTCTAACGTACACGTATCCGGTATCAACCGGAATGATAAAAGAAGTAGAAACAGTAGTAGCCTCTGCAAGCGGTGGTGAACCACCTATAATAATTCGAACATATTGATTGAGTCGAGTATTTGCTACCAGTTAACAAATACGATAAGCAGACCTAGAGTATTCCATCATTGGTCATAAATATCTTTACTTATGGCGGCTGATTCTAATCGTGAAAGTACATTCGGTAGAGAATTGATGAAGTTTGTATCATCAAATATACCGTATACTGGGTATAGGGTTATTGACCGAATCGCAGAACTAAATCCAAAATTCGAAGCTTTCTACGATAAAGGTTCCAAACAGCAAGAAAATCTGATTAATAAATCGATTTCCTCTGTTGTTCAGTATGATGAACCAGCTTCTAATATTCTTCGCAATAAAGACTTTCTCGAATTCATGTATGCAAACGTTCAACCCGATAAAGGTAAACGGCTTACAGAATACAGAGTGATGGCAGCATTCTCTGAGGTATCTGATGCATTGGATGAAATTTGTGATGAATGTATCAACGTTGCACGAGACGGATCGGTTGCAAATCTTATATACAAAGATTCAGACATAGATGCAAAGAAGCAGGAGAAGTTGAATGAAGAGTGGAAGCGTTATGTAAGTTACTATGAACTTCACAAACGTGGGTGGGAATATTTTCGTCAGCTGCTTGTAGATGCAGAAATATTCTTTGAAAACATTATACACAAGGATCACCCTGATAAAGGTGTACTTGGTATTATCTCTATTCCATCTGATGTAGTAGACCCGATCTACTCAAACGTGCAGAACATGCTCGTAAAAGGCTATTTGCTTCGTAAGCCGGTATATGACTCAAAAAATCCGACCAAGATAAAAGAGATACAGATGGTACCTCTTGACCAGAATCAAGTCATTTATATCAATTCTGGTATATGGAACGAGAATAAAACGCTTCGCCTGCCTTTCATTGAAAATGCTCGTAGATCTTATAGACAGTTGAGTTTGATTGAAGATTCGATTGTTATATATCGATTGGTTAATGCACCTGAACGTCTGGTATTTAGTGTTGACGTTGGTAATATGTCACCACCAAAGGCTGAATCATATCTCAGAAGATTGATGACACAGTATTGGTCTAAGCGCACATATGATGGTGATCAAGGTTCAACAGTTAACAAGTTTAATCCGCAGAGCATGCTTGATGCTTTCTGGTTCCCAAAAAGAGCAGGTTCTGAAGGTACATCAGTTACAAGATTACAACCAGCTGGTAATCTTGGTGAATTAACGGATCTGTTATATTTCGTTAAGAAGCTCTATAAAGCGCTTAAAGTACCCGTTACTCGTGTTAATCCTGAAGACGCATTTAATGATGGTGAAGGTATCCTTCGCGAGGAGCTCAAATTTGCTAGGTTTATCGTTCGTCTACAGCAACGCGTTGCTTCTGGTATTAAGCCAGGATTTATAACCCATCTTAAACTTAAAGGTATCTGGGATAATCTAGAACTTAGAGAGCATCATTTTGAAGTTGAGTTTAATGTACCTACTAACTTCTACGAACTCAGAGAAAATCAAAAACTTCAATTGAAGTTTGAGTCTTATAATAGTATCACTCAAAATGAATTCGTGTCAAAGACATACGCACAGAAGAAGTATCTCGGTTGGTCTGATCATGATGTACTCGCAAATCGTGAGTTCATGAGAAAAGATTCTGAGTTCCAATGGGAAATTGAGCAGATCAAAGGTCAAGGACCTAACTGGAGACAGGCTGTGGCAGCAGCTGCTTCCGCAGCAGCGCCTGGTGCAGAAGCCGCTCC